CTACGGCGCCGCTCTCTGCGAAGCAGTAGAAGAGTGGCCAGTCGAACCAGTGTACGTGGCGGCCTAAAGATTACATGAGCTTGCTGGGTGTACATAAGATTACTGGGTGTACATAAGAGACCTGAGTACACACGGCGAAGCCGAAGCACCCAGCGAGCTCTGCTCGCTTCAATAACCGCCTTTGGCGGTCGGCGATAAAAATTTTAGAAAAAAAGTTCTTTGACATACTTCCATACCGATTATTTTTAGTATCTTTGCAGCGGTATTCATAATAATACCAGGTTGTGACCCTAGGTGCTGGTTTCCGTCTCTGCCTTCGTGGTGGTACTGTTAACAATGGTGGTCAATGCGGTCTTTCGACGCTCAACGATAACAACGATGTCTCGAATGCCAACGTGAACTACGGCGCCGCTCTCAACTTTAACATATCTCAATACGGGGTGTTTGCTCTCCGTTCGAGACAACAGGGTCAGACCTCGCCCCATGGCGAAACATACACATAGTTCATCTAGCTGGTAGATGATGACAATAAGGTCATCCGGTCGAAGGTTATAGGGTAAAAAATAGCAGACAACAGACATTACACAGTTTCACACAATTACACAGACATTACACCGCTTATGAAAAGATTTGGTAACATTTCTCCACAAGTCGAGACAAATGACAACTTTCGTCGGGCTTTCTATAATTATGCCCGACAAAAGATGTCTCGCAGGGGTGTGCAGAAATTTGATGCCAATCTAGATCATAACATAGAGCGTATGCTTGAAGCATACGCAGCCCAGACTTGGCATACATCAGGATATGTATCTAAGGATATAGAATACCCGAAGCATCGCCAGGTTAACAAGTTGCCAGTCATAGATCATGTCATGCAACACGCAGCCCTCAATCCTGTAGAGGATAATATACGTAACACCATCTACTACCATTGCCCTGCAGGCTCTAAGGGGAAGGGTACTCATTATTTCTACAATCTTGTCAAGAGAGATATATTCAACTCTCCACAGCAAGATACATTTTATTGCCTTCCGATGGATATTCACCACTATTTTCAGTGTATAGATCACAACTTGCTCAAGAGTGAATATCGCCGCAAGATTAAAGACAGAAAGCTCCTCTCCTTTATAGATGAGGTAGTTGACTCGTTCAACCCAGGAATCGTACTTGGAGTAAAACTAGCCCAGCTACTAGGTCAGCTCTTTCTCGCCCGGTTCGACTATCTTGCACTCAGATGCTTCGATATCATCGACGACCCCGAAAAATTCCACTATTGGCAAGCTCGCTATGTGAGCGACATGCTTGTTACCTGTCGCACTCAGCAACAGGCTCAACTACTATGTGGGGGAGTCAGCTTTCTTAATGAGCGTTTCGAAAAGTTCTGCCGTCATGGGCTCCATCATTATTATCGTTTCATGGATAACATCTATATTCTCCATGAAGACAAAGTTTTCCTGCGTCTGATGGCGGAGTTAGCTGTCATGCACCTAGCTCGTGATTGGCATCTCTCAATAAACAAGTCGTGGGGAATCCATCGAACTTGCGATGGTATAGATTTTTGTGGACAGGTCATCTATGCCGACCATGCGCTCTTGCGAAAACGGTTTAAACATGATCTCTGCAAGCAGGTGGCTAATCTTCGCAAACATGGGTTTACACAGAGACAAATAGAACTCAAGGCAGCTTCACGCCTTGGGTTAGGAATTCACGCCAATTCAAAAAACTTATATAAAAAAATCGGTATGGAAAGATTCGGAAAACTCGTTAAGGCTCGCAAATCTCGTGTGCCTTTCGAGGGAATGGAAAAATCACAGCAGCAATCCATCGAGGACATTATCTGCCGTGAGGGTCAGGATGAGAACAAATTTCTCATCCAGGTGATTGATTACAAGGTTGACGACTCAGTCATAGAAAAAGAGGTCGTACAGGTAGAAGAGACCGCTGCCGATGGCAGCACTCATATGGTCAGCAAAGAGATACCTAAGAAGCGTCTATCACTTCGCTATCGTATCATCGACCATTTTGAGGGAGAAAGCGAGGTCTGGCAAGCGGTAGAGCACTATCTATATACAGGTTCAAAGATTCTCATAGATCAAGCCCTAAATGACTTCTGTCGTGATGAACTTCCATTCTCCACCGTGGTCGCAGAACTTCACAACAAGTTTAAAAAGAAGTTCTATAAATTCACTTAACGATGAAAAAGGTATATTTATCTCGCAAAAGTTACGTCAGATTTGACGATGACCATTTCCTGCTCTACATTGGTGAGCAGAAAGTAGAAAACTATCATCCAGAGACTTCTGGTACTTCAGATACAGAAGCTGAAGCTTCCGATTCCGAGGGTATAACCGCCTTCAGTTACGATGGCGATGAAGCAGATGGATCTACCAAGATTCAGGCTAAGTCTGCTACTTACGATGATTTCACTGCAGGTTTGGTACGCACCAAATACAGCCAGAATCAGGTAGAGGCAATCTTAGCCAATCGAGGAGATGGAGATGAAAGTCACGAAGCAGAGTTCGAAGCTTATCAGGCTTGGAGAATACAAGCCAAGCAGATAGCCCAAGAAGTTCTTGCAAGAGAACTCTAAACGTATCATAATACGAGATCGGGCTAAGGTAGCAGGTTTCTTTGATGTTTTTACATCATATGCTAGTGTTTGTTTGTAGGTTTTCTAATATAATAGCGTTAGAATAGGAAAAGAAATCCGTTCTAACGCTATTTGAGTACGGTTCGGGAGGGCCTCTATAACGAAGACACTTCGTTTTGCGTTTCGGAACATTTCGTTTTGTGAAACGGTAACATTTCGTTTTGCGGATTATAAATAAGAATCATGAACTTATGAAATTACCTAATTTTTCCAATTGTGTCTTTCTCTTGGATGAGATACAGTCTTTACCTCCAAGATTGTACGGATTTTTTGTCGCTTACTTAGACAAATTCTGTAAACTGACTGGTAGTTTTGCAATAGTTTCTACAGCTACACAGCCAGCTCTTCGATTGCCTGATGATAATAAAGAGGCAAAGGAATTCTTTCTGGATTATGAACAACCATTTAAATTGTTGTCACTTTCTCATTATGAGAATCCTGTTTTTAACAGATATACAGTTGAGGTACAAAAGTCGATTATAGATATTGAACAGTTGGGGCATCAAGTTTTACAGGAGGAGAAATCGGTGCTTGTTATCTTGAAAACTATTCAGGATACAAAAGACTTATACAATTTCATCAGAAAAAATATGGATGACACAAATGTGTTGCTTCTTAATACACATTTTACTCCAAGCGACCGAAGCCAGAAGATTTATATTGCTAAGGAGAAACTATGTCAAGGTGATAAGGTTGTTCTTATCTCTACTCAGCTTATTGAAGCGGGAGTTGATATTGATTTTCCAGTACTTTATAGGGATTTTGCTACCATTTCAAGTATTGTACAATCTGCTGGTCGCTGCAATAGAAATGGAAAAAATGCTGAAAAAGGAAAAGTTGTTGTAGTTAGGTTGGGAACGAATCAAGGGGAACGTTCAAGCCTGATTTATCGAGGCCCTGATAAAGAGTTGATAAATTTCTCAAGAGAATCTTTCTATGAATCAGGAAATTGCGAAGAGAAGGATATGCTATACATACAGAAAGCCTTCTTTGAGAAAATATGTGATCAACTTATATTTGGAGCCTATGGAGAGAAGCTGAAAAACAATTTAATGGAGGATATAAGCCAATGCATGTATGAGAAAGTTGGAAGATTCTCACTTATTGACAAGAATATATTTGGAGAGGAATATTTATACTATGTTCCTCGTAATGATAGGGATAATAACTTTGAATTACTTCTGGAGTACCAGAAGAATTTAAAAGAATCTCTTTCACATGATGACAAGATATCTATCATACGATGCCATAAGAGAAAATTAAGCAACCAATTAAAAAAGATGGCCAGTCGGATTGTACAAATAAGGATAAAGCCAAATCAATCAAAACCAATTACATCTTCAAATGAAGATTATAATGGCCTTTATAAAATATCTACTAAATGTTATAATTTTGATACTGGTATTATAATTGATGGAGATAATTACTTATGACAATAACTGGTACTCATTTCAACTATTACCAGCTTTGCCATCGCAAACTATGGCTGTTTGCCAATGGCATCAATATGGAACAAGAGTCAGACTTG